CGCCGCTCGAGCCTGGCGTCTTCCTGATCCCCGCGCACGCCACCGACAAGGTGCCGCCGAAGATACCGGAAGGTCAGCAGGCGCATCTCGACGGCCACGGCAAATGGGTGCTGGAACTGATCCCGCCACCGCCGGCCAAGCCGCTGCGCGAACTGCTGAAGGCGGTGCCGACCCGCGGCTTCGGCGGCAAGATGATCTACGAGGTTTTTGGAGATAAGCCATGAGCAGCCTGAAGATCGTCGCCGCGGTGGCGGAACCGGAATTCTACCAGCGCGTCGCCTTCATCGCGCTGCGCGTCGCCCACCATGTGCTGTCCAGCGGCCACCACAGCGACGAAGCCGAACGCGCCTACGCCAATCGCATCCTCGCGGGTGCCGAGAACAGCCTCATGCTGGCCATGCACGTCGCGGCCGCCAACGAGGGCATTGCAGAAACGCTCACGGTCAGTGGCGGCGTCAGCGTGCAGGACGCCAAGATCGAGCGGGTGCTGGAGGCCATCTGGGCGGTCAGGGCGGCGGCCACGGAGCCGGTGCAGACCGAAGCGGTGCTGGGGCAGATCGAATCCGTAACGCATGAGCACGTCACGCCGCCGCCGCGCAGCGACCACGATCATCCGCCGGTGCCGCCTGATCCGATACCGATCACGCCGCCGCCGCCGGAATCCGAGGTAGGGCCGGAATGAGTTTCAACTTCCCCGATAATCCACTGCCTGGGCAGTCGTTCGAGCCGACCGCGGGGACCGTCTATATCTGGACGCCGCCGGTGTGGAAGCGGCTGGCGACCGCCACCACCGACCCGGTCGAAGAAGCCCCGATTGATGGCGAACTGTACGGGCGCCAGGACGGCGAATGGGAGATCGTCGTCGCCGATGTCGAGGAGGCGCCGGTCGACGGCGCTCAATACGTCCGCAAGGACGCCGGCTGGGAAGAAGTCAGCGTCGATGTCAACGAGGCGCCGATAGACGGCCTGACCTACGGCCGCAAGGACGCCAACTGGGCGACCATTGTCGGCGGCGCGGTGATCTCCGACACGCCCCCCGGCCCGCCGCTGCAAGCGGGGCAATTCTGGTATGAGGCGGATTCCGGCAACACCTATGTCTGGTACGTAGACGCCGATTCTTCGCAATGGGTTCAGGTCAACATCCAGCCGGCAGCAGTGACGACGGTGCCGCCGGGGCTGACCGCGGAGACACGCAATCGCGTGGTCAATGGCGCCTTTCAGATTACGCAGGAATGGCTCAAGAACACGGTCTACGGTGGTAACGGCTCCATTGTCGCCGATCAGTGGGTTGTGGGTTTTGGCACGACCGGAACGGTGAATTACGTCATCCAGGCTGACACGTCCGACCGGGAGGTCGTCTGGTATCATCGCTTGAACAGCAGCGTTGCCGACACCTCGATTGCGGCTACCGAATATTACCGGCTGATCCAGCCAATAGAGGGCCTCCGCGTTCACGATTTCAAATGGGGGACTGCTCAGGCCAAACAGGTCGTGGTGCGCTTCAGGGCGCGCAGCAGCATCATCGGCACCTTTAGCGTCAGTCTGTTGGGGGCGAGCGGCTACACCTTCATCAAGAATTGCACCTTCACGGCGGTCAACACTTGGCAGGATTTTTCTTTCGTGGTCCCCGGCCCGACTGTCGGAACGTGGGTGACCGACAACACGCAAGCCTTTGGTCTTGGCTTTACGATCATGTGCGGGAGCACTTACATCGCGCCGTCCGAAGGCACTTGGGTGTCAGGCGGTTTCATGGGCGCTGCCGGGATCAGCAATTGGCTGTCAGTGGCTGCGCAGACCTTCGATGTCAGCAATGTCGGCATCCATCTCGATCCGCTCAATACGGGGGTAGCACCGCGTTGGGTGATGCCTAGCGAGGGCGAGGAATTGATGGCGTGCCAGCGGTATTACCAGCGGTACACCGGCCTGCTCCAGTTGTGGGGCTATTCCACCGCGGGCGATTACAACCACTGGGATAAATTGTTCGCGCCGTCTTTTCGAGTGGCGCCGACATGCGCTTTCTTCGCCGTCACCTACGGCAGCGCAGACACGCTGACGTTCGACAGCAGCACCACCAACACCGCCGCGTTTCGCTACAGGACTGCCGTTGTCGGGCGGAACTATTGCTACCATTCGTATGCGATGAGCGCGAGGATGTGATGGGTTACAATTTCCCGAACTCCCCCGCAGTCAACCAGACCTTCACCCCTTCGGGCGGGCCGACCTTCCAGTGGAACGGCGTGGCGTGGAACGCGGTCACGCAGGGGATGCCGGTGACCGTCTACATGAGCGACACGGCGCCGACCTCGCCGGCGCCAGGTCAACTCTGGTGGAACAGCACCACGGGAAATCTCTCGGTATTTTACGCAGACGCGGACAGCACGCAGTGGGTGCAGGTGTCGGGGAACCTGTCGAGCACCGCGCCCAACGACGGCGGCGAGTACGTCATGCGGAACGGCGTCTGGCGGCTAAAGGCGCAGACCTATGACGTGGCAGGGAAAGCGCAGCAGGACATCACCGTTCCGGCGTGGAACCCGACGCAGGTGCGCCTGACGTACTCCATTTTTGCGCCTTCCAATATGTACCTGTCGATGCGGATGAGCAGCGACGGCGCGACATTTCCGGCAGGCGCGACAGACTACACCTATGTTGGCTTTGCTCAGTACACGGGGACGACAGGCTTCTCGAATGTCGTCACGGTGAATGCCACTTTTTGTCTTTTGTCCCTGACCGGAGATAATCTCAACATCCCCCACGCTGGCACAACGCACATCAATCTCACCCGTCCGACTACCAGCCAAGTCTTTGAATACAGGGTCCATGCCACTTCTTACGCAAACGGAACGGCGTACCTTAATGGGACTTGGCTTGGCGGCGGCTGGGCGGGTACGGCGACCCATCCCAGCACTTCGCTGAAAGCGCTCCGCATCATGAACAGCGGAGGGGTCATCTGGCCCTCTGGCAAGGTCGTCGCGGAGTGGCTGGAATGATAAATTTCCCCAACGCCCCCGCGCAGGGCCAGACCTTCAGCCCGCCTGGCGGCTACCAGTACATCTGGCTCGATGGCGTCTGGCGCGTGGTCGAGGCGTCGCAGAACCTCACGGCGCTGCCGCGGAATCGGCTTGTGAACCCGTGCTTCCAGATATCGCAGGAAAACGGCTCAACGGCATCGGGAGCGATTGGCTACTACGTTGCCGATCAATGGGCGCACGGCGGGGCCATACCAGCCGGTTACGTATGGTCGAGCCAGCGGGTGCAGTCCTACACCCCGAACGGCTCGCTCTACCGCTGGCGGCATACGGTGACGACAGGCGCGGCCATCGGTGCGTCCACCGTGCAGTTGGGGACAGCCATCGAGGGCATACGCATCACCGATTTCCTGTGGGGTGCGGCACAGGCGCGGCAAGTGGTTCTGCGCTTCGGTTGGAAGTCGCCCGCCGGGACCTACTCCATAAGCCTGCGCAACGCCGCTACGAACAGGGCATACGTCGCCGCTTTCACTGTCAGCGCGGGGCAAGCGAACACTGACACGACGCAGACCTTCGTTATCCCCGGCGACACGACCGGCGTCTGGCAGGGCGACACAGCGGTCGGGATAAACCTGTCGATCACCCTCGCGTGTGGCGGCACCTATGCCGGGGTCGCTGGCTGGCAGGCGGGCAACATCCTTGGCCTCACGGGGCAGACCAACGGCCTCGTCACCAGCGCCGTCTACGAGTTGTTTGATTGTGGGTTGTATCTCGATCCATTGAACACCGGGACGCCGCCCCGGTGGGAGATGCCCGACGAGGCGGCGGAACTCGCGGCGTGTCTTCGTTACTGGGAGCGGTTCACGTCGCAGTTCAACATGTGGAGCGGCGCTGCCGGGTGGAACACCGCTGCGACGCTCAATTTTCTTGCAGCCAAGAGAATACCTCCTGCGCAAACCGCCGTCAGAAATACGGGCGCTGGCACCGGCACTACAGCGGCCTTCCACGTCAACACCGTGAACAGTCTTGGCTATTATTTCAACGTGACGCTGACGGGTGAGATTTACGCCAACGTCACCCTCACCGCGAACGCGAGGATGTGAACATGCCCTACGTATCTGCAAGATATGCCCCGCCGCCGCCTGTCGACATGCCGCAGACGCGCGGACCTGGCGATCCAAAACAGGTCATCGCTACCGATTCCGAAGGTGTAGAGTGGTGGCTGGACGAAGCATCAGAGGTGGGTGATTGGCTCCGCTATAGAGAGGGCGGCGGGACAATTGATCCGTATATCGCGCCCAAGACGGCGAAGAAGGAGAAGAGGAAATGATCATCACCAGCACGCGCCTCATGGGCGATAACCGCTACGCCCTCAACGGCGATGACGGCAAGACCTACCACCTTCCGAACCTCCGCTCGGCGCAGGCGTGGATGACCGCTTTCAGCACTGGTCTGCCGACGCTTACGTCGATCGCCCCGACCACGGCGGTGTCCGTCTCTGGAGCCGATCTGACGGTGACGCTGACCGGCACCGGGTTCGACACCAACACCAGCCAAGTGCTGGTCAACGGCAACGTCTACCCGCGCACGTTTGTCTCGGCGACCTCGATGACCATCGTGTTGAAGCCGTCGACGGTCCCGGCGCCGGCGCTGTGGAATATCTCGGTACGCAACCAAGGTGTTTCCGAGACGGTGAGCAAACCGTTCACCTTCACGTAAGGAGAACTGCAATGCTTGGAACATTGATCTATGTCGTCGTCGTCGCTGTCGTCATCGCTTTCGTGTGGTGGCTGATGGACTACATGCCCGCGCCAGAGCCGATGAATAAGGCGGTCAAGATCCTCTCCATTGTGATTGGTATGATCGTCGTCATCTACGCGCTGCTCGGGCTGGTAGGCGGGTTACCCGCGCTGAGATGACCGTCAACAGCGTCAAAAACTGGTTTACGGAACACTCGACGCTCGCGCTGTTCCTGCTTGCCCAGGCGGCGGCGATACTGGCGTATTCAGTGCGCCTCGAGACGCGCGTATCCACGCTTGAGATTCGCGGCTCGCCGCATCTTACGATAGTCGACAACCGGCTTACCGTCCTCGAGAGCCTGACGGCGCAAAACAAGGCGTCGGTCGACAAGATAATCGAGGTGATGACACGCGAACTGAACGACCGACGAAGAGAGGATCTGCCGAAATGAAGTACCTGTTCCTCGCGCTCATGCTGATGGCGGCGCCGGCCGCGGCGCACCCCGGCCACGACGACTGCCCTGTCCAGAATTCGGATTGCCACAGGGGAGGCGGACACCCGTGAGCGAACGCAAGATCCGGCAGACGCATCCGACCAATCAGATCCGCCTGGTGCAGGTGGAGAGGGCTTCTGCCGAACTCGTAGAGGCGGTCGCCGAGGCGCTGCCGGCCAAATCGGCGGTGCTGGACAGGATGCTCCTCGAGGTCATGGACGCCGCCCAGCGGGCCGAACTGAAGGCACGCCGTGCGGAGCGCAAAGCGGTGAAGGTGGCGGCGGTCGCCGCGGCGGTTGTCGATGACGCCAGGCTGACGGCCAAGGCGGCTAAGGCAGCAGCGGCGATGAAGGCCGCAAGAGAGGACGACGATGGCGAAGAAACCGATGATTGGTATCAAGGGCCTTACCCAGCCGCCGAAGACGAATAACCCGTCGCTGATCTCGCAGCAGTCGAAGCAGACCAAGCCGATCACGCTGGCCAAAGTATGGGGGAAATGATGATTGACCGCGACGTGTACTTTGAAAAAGTGAGGTCAGAGATGTTCGCCGGCGCTATGACACAGCAGCAGGTGGACGGGCAAAACGTGCTCATAGGACTGTGGGATTATCAGGCGACCGGAAGCCCGATGACAGATTTGAGGTGGTTAGCCTATCTGCTTGCTACAGTATATCATGAGTGTGCCACCAAGATGTGGCCAGTAACCGAGTACGGAAACCAAGCATATCTCGAAAGTCTTGACTATTATCCGTACATAGGTAGAGGTTTTGTGCAACTTACTTGGCGTGAGAACTATGAGCGGGCTAGCGCAATACTGGGCCTTATCGACGACCGTGATCTTGTTGATCATCCTGACATTGCTCTGGACTCGCTTATAGCGGCGCGCTGTTTGTTCAGAGGCTGCGCTGAAGGCTGGTGGACGGGCCACAAACTCGGTGACTATTTCAATGAGGACACCGACGACCCGATCAACGCACGGCGCATCGTGAACGGCAATGACCGCGACGAACTGATCGCCGGCTACCACGACACCTTCCTTGAGGCGCTTGAAGAAGCGTACTACGAGGTCAGTGCCAGACCGCCGGTCGTACCAGGGTGGATAGGCACATGATCACTTACGGGGACGTGAAGGCCAGCCCGAGTGGCTGGCTCGATGCAGCACCACAGGAGGCAATACCAATGGAAGATTTCGAAGTGGCGCTGGCCACGCTTGTCGACGGCTACCGCAACAAGATGAACAAGCAACTCGTTTCGAAGGCGCTCAACAATCAGGCCGAACAGGTCGAGAAGGACGAAGGCTGGGTCTACGACGAGGTCAATCAGCAGCCGGTGACGCCGACGCTGACCTCCATCGATCCTGACACCGCGGTCATCGGCGACCCAGATGTAACCCTGACGGTTACAGGTTCCGATTTCACGCCGCAGAGCGTCATCACTTTCAACGGCGGAAACGAAACCACCGAATTTGTTTCCGACACCGAACTCACTACCATCGTGAAGCCGTCGACCGCCACAACCGCCGGCGCCTACCCGGTGACGGTCAAGACCAGCACGCTGGAGAGCGACGCGGTCGACTTCACCTTCACCGACCCGGTCTAAAGAAGCATCTCGCGCGTTGAGGAGTGTTCCAACCAAACAGGAGGCTACCGTGGCAAAAGAGTTCAACGTCGCTTTGAATGACCTGATCGAAGGCTACCGCAACGAGAAGGAACCAGGCATCCGCTTCGCCATCGCGCAGGAGATGCGTACACAGGCGGAACTGATCTGGAAGGGCGATCCCTGGCCAGCCGAGGTGAAAGCCTCTGAGGCGGCTCGCAAGGCTGGCCTGGTGGCCGTTGCAGAGCCGACCGAGGCAGAGATGAAGCGCGCAGCCGCCGACGAGGAGGCCGCAGCACTGGCCCGCCAGCGCGGCATCGAGGACGACTACTCGACCGATGCCGCACCGGAGGTGCCGCAATCGGCGAAGGACGCCAAGAGCGAACGCGATCTCAAGAAGGCCGCCGGCATCGAGGAAGATGACGACAAGAACGGCAAGAAGGCCAAATCCAAAAAGTGAAGCGGACAGCCGAAGAGAAACGCTACCTGGCGCTGCTGCAGCGCCAGGCTGCGGTCCACAGGGCGCGGCACGACCTCATAGAATTCGCCCGGTTCATGAAACCGGACCCCGACCATCCCGAAGATGTCAGCCGGTCGCTCTACCACGTCGCCAAGCATCACATGGCAATCGCCGCGGCGCTCGAGCAGGTGGAGGCCGGCAAGATCCGGCGGCTCATCATCAACGTGCCGCCGCGGCACGGCAAATCCGAATTGTCGTCACGACTTTTTCCAGCCTGGTTCATGGGTCGTCACCCTGAACAGTCGCTGATCCTCGCGACCTACGCCGACAAATTAAGTTGGGACTTCGGTCGCGAGGTCAGCGGCTACATCGAGGACAAACTCTATGGTCAAGTCTTCCCGAAATTCGATCTCCGTACCGCCAGCGTGGACCGTCTTGAAAGCACCCAAGGGGGTAAGGTTTTCTTCGTGGGCCGCGGCAGTGCAATCACGGGACGCGGTGGTGTGGGCCTGCTCATTGACGACCCCATCAAAGATCGCGTCGAAGCGGACTCTGCAGTAACGCGAGAGAAACTATGGAACTGGTTCAACCAGGTCGCGCGGACGCGCTTGCTGTCGCAGAACGGCTGGATCGTCATCATCCAGACGCGCTGGTCGGAAGACGATCTGGTGGGCAGATTGACGGATCCCATGAACCCGTCCTATTCGGCAATAGAAGGCCCGAAGTGGAAGATCATAGATCTCCCCGCCATTGCCGGCGATCACGACCGGCTCGGTCGTAAGGAAGGCGAGGCGCTGTGGCCCGAACGTTTCCCGGTGTCGTATCTGGAGGAGATGCGGGCGGTCGATCCGCGTGGTTTCCAGGCGCTCTACCAGGGATCGCCGACGCCCGACAAAGGCAATTTTTTCCCTGTCGAGAAGATCTTGACCTATGGCCGCGGCGACATGCCCGACCGCAAGAAGATGCGCTTTTACGCCGCGTCGGACCACGCTGTGTCGACGCGCCAGGAGCGCGACAAAACCTGTTTGCTGATGGTCGGCCTCGATGAGGACGAGAATATCTGGGTCATGCCTGAGATGGTGTGGGGCAGGTTCCCGACCGACCAGATTGTCGAGCGCATGATCGACCTGATGGACGAATACCGCCCGCTGCACTGGTGGGCAGAGCGCGGCCACATCACGCGCAGCATCGGGCCATTCCTCCGCAAGCGCATGCTCGAGCGCAGCGTCCACTGCTCGATCTACGAGATGACGCCGATTGCCGACAAGATGTCTCGGGCGCAGTCGATCCTTGGCCGCATATCGATGGGCAAGGTGTTCTGGCCGAACTTCGCTCCATGGTGGGCGGTGGGCATGAAGGAGTTGCTGCAGTTCCCCTACGGCGCGCGGGATGACTTAGTCGATACAATCAGTTACATAGGCCTGGGATTGTCCCAACAGCAGCCGCTCAAGCGCAGGACGACCGCTCCCAAGGTTGTCGCTACCGGCACATTAGGTTGGGTCAAGGAGCAAGCCCTCCAAGCAGACCGAGAAAGGAAACTATCCCGACACGGGGGCTGGTAGACTTTAATGGCATTGCCGCCGATTGGGCCGACCGCGACCGGCTCACCGATCTTCGACGCGCTTGGACAACTGATCCCACAAATAGCCGGCGGCGAGATGCTGCCGGGGGCCGGCATGAGCGTCGGCCCGCAGCCGACCGGGCCGACCGGGCCTGGCGACGAATACACCCACACCACTCCAGCCGGCGAGAAGGTGCTCTCACGCGAGCGGCCTGACCCCGACGAGCGTCGCAAGCACCTCGTCGGGTCGCTCGCCGACATGATCAAACAGGCCAAGAGCCACTGGCAGAAAACCTTCCGCAGGATGGAAGAAGACCAGAAGTTCTGCGCCGGCGCGCAGTGG